TTTGTAATAGGATCAAGTGTCGTGATCTTTGATGTTTCTTCTTCTTGAGCAAGCTTCTTACCACTAATAGCAGACTGCCTACCCATCTCACCAATAGCTAGTTCTGTTAGTTTATTTGTAGCAGCAGCTATTCTTTGGTATTGATTGCTACTTTGTTGTCGAACAACACCTACAACACCAAGACTACCTACCTGTCTCTTTTCTCTAATAACGCCCATTTATCCCGTTCCTTTAAAAAACTTTGGATCTAAGTTCTGAGCAATATCTGTAATGCCTGTAATAAGATTTGCAGTTGCTTCTGCTTTTAATCCTGCCGATGCGCCTTGCCCATACTTGTAAGCAACAGCAGCAGCCGTAGCTAACTTAGCCGTTTGAAGTTCAGCAGATCTCTCTATGCCTTCTAAATCCTCAGATGCAATTCTTCTATTCTCTTTAAGAAGCGCACCAACAGATCTATCTTCTCTCCCCAATGCACTAAAGAAAGCAATGTTCTGAGATTCAGCAATTTGCATATCTCTAATACGTCTATTAGATTCATCTATTGCTTGAGCCTTAGTAAGAAACAAATCATTAACATGTTGCCTTGCTTCAAAGACACCTATCTCAGCCCTACGCTTTGCCTCTGCTCTTGTAGCATCATAAGACTTCTTTGTGCCAAGCAAACTTAAACCTGCTAAAAATACATTTAAACCCATTAGAAAGATACCTCTGCAACTAAACCATTAACTTGAATAAACATAGGTGCGGTTTGTGTAACTGTCACCTGTGGGTCTTTATTGTACCCAAGTAAATAAAACTCTCGTTTACCTGTGACTGCCTGTCTTGGTTTGCTGAAGTCATTGTTTACTTTTCTTATAATTAGTTTCTTGTTGTTTACTGATACAGATAATGTCTCAGACATATCAAGTATAACTCTACTTAAACTTCTAGGCTGTCCTGTTTCTGGACCGATTGCAGTATTAACATCTATAGGATTGGTCTTTAACTCTACATCAAAACCAAAACCTACCTGACAGCTTGTAAGAGAAGCGTCTACAGCCGAAACATTAATCTGACCACCAGACACAGTAAACTTACCTAAGTAGTCCGTAGCACTGATTACATCGACCTGTGCGCCATTCTCAAAAAAGTTTGATACAGTAAACACTCCTGCTGTTCCAGTATATGTGTTTCCAAGATCTAAACTTACATTCTGATTTAGCTCAGTAAATACAAAACTATTTGTACCTGATCCAAGATTCGTCTTAATGACAGCAAAAACCCTATTACCAATAGCAGTAACAGAATGAAAAGAACCGTTCGTCTCAAACCTTGTCCAACCTGCAACACCCTCAACTCTATTTAGATTATAAACAGCAATCTCTCCTGTAAAGTTTTGAGCAAACACAAATGACTCAGCTGTGTTTACTGCGCCACTTATTACGCACATTTGAACAGGATCGCTTATTAAATGAGAAGAAAGCAATGAAATAGGATCGGCTTTGTAAGCTTGCTGACTATCATCAAACACAAATTGACGTATCATCTTGCCACCAATCTGACTAAAGATAGTAGCACCATAAAAAGGTTGCGGCCTTACAAAGCTAGAACCAAAAGATGTTTGTCTTTTAACCCTAGCATTAGAAGGAGTAATAGGTTGGTTCTCAAATGTAGGAATAAAGAACTCCGAACCTGCGGTAAAGATATGTATATCCCTATTAGAAACAAAGTGACGTATAGTAGCCACTTCACCAATACTCATAACAAGTTCTAAACCATCATCATCTTGAGCAGTACCAATATCAAAGTTATAAAACAATCCTGACTTACTAGCCCAAACTGTATCAGGTTGAGATAACGTACCGCCAAACCATAATCTGTTTTCATGGAAACCAACAGCAGCAGGATAACCTCTTAGTTGAGAATATGACTGTTCCATCCATTCAGTAGTAGGTGCATGAGTAACAATCTGTATAAATCCACCACCATCTTCAGATGTATTAGCTGAACCACCACCTACAACAATATATCTATTCTCATCAATTATAGATGTTATTGATCTAGCTCCATTTACATTACCTGCGCTTACACCACCAACAGATGTTGCATTTCGTATGGTAATAGAATCACCAGTAGACATGCCATGATTAATCTGTGTTATTTCTAGATTGGTAGATCCATCAGTAGTTCTAACAGCATTAGGATCTAACTCGACAAAAAGCTCATCAACAACTCTACCAGTTGCTTGTGTACTAGATTGAACAGAAGTTATGTATATTTCTGACCCATGATACAACAATGTTATACCAACATGTTTACCTGTAGTATCAAAGTATGCAGCACTAGTTGTTACAGTAATAGAGTTACCAGTACTTGCAGACGGATCAAGAGTCATTCCTGTTGGGTGAAAGTGATAGTAAGGCTGAAAGATCTTAGCTCCTCCTGCCTGTAAAACAAAATTAAACTGCTCTACTTGGAAACTATTAAGTCCAGTTCTTACTATTTGTTGACACATAAAAGTATTGTGGCTGAGAAAAAGAATATCGCCACCTTGGGCATATGTCATTTCATGTAGGTAAGCATGATCCCATTGCAAAGCATTACTATCTACATCTTGAGTTAATGTTGTTGCTAGACTCAATGCACCTGTCACTGGATGTATAAAAAAGATTTCACACTTCTGATGGGAGAACGCTATTACATATTGCTCATCATCTGAGAATATAAAAGGTATAAGCCTTATTTGCTGACGTATAGCAGTGTTCTCTGTAATACCAGTAAAGTCATGCAGAGCTTGAAACCCACCACGTTTAGCTACACCACCTTCTGTTCTTATAAAAAAATTCTTAACGCTTTGCGCTGAAGAGTTATAAATAGCAGAGTCCGTTCTCGAAACCAAAGACGGACTTATTTCACCATATTGAAAATTTGTAATTGGTATTCGTGCTTTTTGCATTAGCTGCGCCTATTCGTGATAAACCTCGATGTTGTAACTTTTCTAGTTGTCTGTTGTTGAGAATCAGTTGATCTAGCTTTTGCTATTAGAAAGTCATACTGACCAGACATTAAAGATGATAACGCAGTGTCTCTTATTAAAGCAGTAGAAAATACAGTTGCCATTGCATATTCAACACAAACAGAAAAGTAAGAAGGCCAATCAACTTCACTAGCTCTATATGTAAAGTCTATAACCAACTCATCATTTGGACTCGCATCACAAAAAACTTTATTACCATATATATTATATTCTATTAGATGATCTCTTACTGTTACAGCATGAACAAAAAGATAATCTGGAAGCTGATATGCAGCATCAAATCTACCAGTAGGAACATCTGTTAATCTATTTAAAACAGCCTGATTTGAAGCAAACCGCCAACGTGTAGAAGTAAGATTAGTTCTTGCAATATCTTCATACATATTCCCTGCGATTAGGGCTTCTGTTGTATCATCTTCAAAAGAAGTAATAGGCTCTGCACCAACAAGGATAAGCGCCCGACTGCAAATATCAATTGCGCTATTAGCAGGTGTACTTAATGCCATTCTAAACCCCTATAAAAAGAGGGGGGCTAATGCCCCCACTCATTAGTCACTATCAGTTTCCGCAACAGCAGTACCATTAGATACATCTACAACTGTTCCAGTATTGGAAAGAACAGTACAGAAGTTAGTTGTTGGAACGTTTGTATCGCAAACAATAATCAAGTCACGAACAGCAACCATATTAGCTGCGCTGTTAAAGTAACCCTCTGTGTTCACAGTAGCAATCGCATCAGCAGATGTGTACATCCACAAACTACCATTTGAGTCGCCACCGATACGAGCAAGACCACTTGCACTATAAGCCATTTTAGATCTCCTCCTTAGTTATTGTCTAGGACTTCGTAGATACCGTTATCATCGATAGCTACTGCGCCCATTGACATCATTGATGTTGAAAGGTGCGCGACCTTTTCAGCAACATAATTGATTTCAGTTGAAACATCTGAATTAACACCAATGCCAATTGCAGTTGTATGATAAGCAAAGTTCTTACCACCTGAGACAGCATTTGTAGAAAAGATCTTAAAGCCTAAGAACTCTTTCATTGTAATGCCACCTGCGAATGGTAGGTTTTGATCACCAACAAAATCAGATGAAGCAAATTCATTTATGTTGTAAAGATCTGCAAATCCTTTTGGAGACATTACTAAGTAACGCTGTCCATCTTCGGGAATGTCAGCAGCACCAAAAGTCTCAAATACTGTTAATAGATCTGCCTTACCTAAAGCAGAACCAGTGTCATGTATCTGAGTAGAGTTAGCTCCTGCATCCATTGCAGCAACAATGATTTCATCAGTCTTACGACCTAATGCAGCAGCAGAAGATTGTGTTACAGCCTGACGTTCATTGATGTTTGTTTTCAACTCATCAAGTTTGTCAATGTATTCAGCAGCATAGAAGTCGCTCATTGATACTTCAACATTGGTATGTGCAAGTTCCATTGGAGTTACATTACCATTACGAGATTTTGTTGACGCTGATCCAGTGCCTATTTTCTGGAATCGTGCAGTTGAACCTGACACATTTGTAGAACGAATAGTATTCCGTAGCTTGGAACCCATACGCTGATACGCCATGTGAACTTCAGTTTCAAACTGCTTTATAAAGGCGTTAGTTATTGTATTAGCCATTTTACAGTCCTAAATTGAGTTTCCGATTGCTACGAGTATCCACTCTTACATATCAATTCGGGTATCCAATAAGGGCCAATCAATGCGATATGGGTCGTAATAACCCATTCAAACAACAGTTTTATTCAAAATGCAACGCACAAATTAAATTTATTAACCATGAAGTTTCTCAAAACCCTCATCAACCTGCTTTATAAAGTCTGGATTTCTACGTGCAGGATGCCAATATCTTTCATCAGCCATAAGATCTTTAAGAGATTGTTCTGTAATTCTACCTACTGGCGTACCATCAGATCCAATTGCAGGAGATTGAAGTTTAGCCATAATAAATTCTAATGTCTTAACCCCATCAGCAGTAGCAGCCAAATCTTCTATAGACTCTATATGCTCTTCTGGAAAGAATTGCCTAGCAAATAAATCAACAGCTTCTAGTCTTACATTAGCATTATCACCAAGTTTTTTAACTTCTTCTTCTGGATTTGGAAGGTAAGCATCTTGAGCTTGCATTACTTTTTCTAATCCTTCAGCAAATTCTTCTTGGTCAAGACCATTAGAAAATGCGTGGTCAGCCCACCATCTTAATGTATCATCATTTGTGTCAATACTATCTGTGTCTACAAAGTCTGGTAACTGATACTCGTCAGCAGAACTTGGTCTACCCTTAAAGCTTTCTTCTTCTATTTCTTTTAAAAGCTCATTTCTAATATCAACATCTTTAGTTCCAAGCTTGGACTCTAGTTCTTTATAAGCCTTTGCTAAGTCTTCGCCTGTTTTATATTTTTCTGGCAACCACTCAGGACGTTCTTCCGTTTTGGTTTCCAAATCTTCAGCAACTAAAAAATCTTTTTCTTCTTGAGGTTGTGACTCTGTTGTTGCTTCTGTTTCTTGAACTTCTTCATTCATTGTTTTTTACCTTATGTGATCTCTGAATATGACGCTCTATTAAGCCAACAAGATAACGCTGACCTTCCAAATGCCTTAACTCATCTGTAGAAATATTAGGACCGCTAACCATTTCTATAGTTACACTACGCAAATATTTAATAATTTCTTTACCAGTAGGTTGGGAAAATAAAGACCCAAAGTTAAGACTAATCTTATCTTCTTCTGATTTATTTCTTGCTATTCCGTCTAGACAAATATGACTATTCTGCCGCAATCTGTGGACCTGCTGCTTGTTGTTGCTGTTGTTGCATTTGCATTTGCTGCATCATTGCAACTATCTGTCTACGCTCTTCTGCGTCACGAATCAAGGTGTCAGGTACACCAAATTTTTTCGCAAGGTGAATAGCTGTCTCTTCAGAGTTAATTAATATGTTCGTAGTCTCAGGGCCAAAGTAAGCATTAACCAGTTCAAGAAACCTAGATACTGAGGTTATATCTTGATTAGATTGTGCTTGAGCCAATGGAGAAACTGAGCGTATTTTAACCTCTCGACCATTGACTGTTGGCATTTCTATACGCCCCTGTTTCTTAAGAATATAGATTACTCTCTTCAATACAGGTTGCACTAATTCAGCTTGCAGTCTACCAAATGCTGATCCTATCCTGCGTGACAAATCTGCCATACGTTCAGCTACTTCTGTAGCAGATGCAGGAGTTCTATCTGGATTTCCTAGCATATCATTGTATAGTGCGCGTTTTATATTTAGGCGCATATCACCTAAAACTATATCTGCAACATCAAATCTTCCTGCTGCCTGTATAGGTTGCAATCCGCTAGACTGCGGAGACTTTGGTATTATAGTGCCTGGGACTAAATTAATAGTATCTGGGTTAATAATACCATCATCGTCCATCTGATAAATGCCAGATATAGCCATCTGAGCATTCTCCAAGATAAGTTGAATAGTTAAGTTTGTAGTCTTAATAGCAGACAAAGCATTGATTAACGGCCCTCGACCATACACTTCTCCTGCACATTTAGACCATCTAAAGCAAACATATGGATTAGAACCAACACCAGAAAACTTTCTTTCTACTATCGCTTCTTTTGTAGACATATCTATTACATAATATAAGTAAGCTTCTTCATTACGTTTTGTATAATCTTTGCATACTATCTCAAGAGTATTGCACTTACCCTCTGGATCTCTTTCAATTCTATTCTGTATCTTCATGTCAAACTTTGCATCTTCATAAAGTATAGGAAGATCAGAGTTTCTAATGTTTTTTCTTTCTCTAAACACATGATCTATCTTATCATCAGGGCCAGTATCTAAAACAACGTGAGGCAATGGTATTGCTGAGAACACTATAGGATTAATTGCATCGCCTTCATCTACGCAAAGCACACCAGTACCTACTGCTAGATCCATAAAAGCTTCATGTACTTCTTGAGAAAAGTTAGAGTTCTGTAGTATCTCAAATACATATTCTGTTACTTCATCAAGATCATTCTCAATAAAATCTCTCTCAGATTCTGGAACTTCTGATCCTGCTGTAAAGTCTGCCCAACGTGCAAAGTTCGGAACTAATCCCGATTGAAGCCTCGAAGCAAACTCTTGAACGCCAACCACCGCTGTCTCATCAAAGATCTTATCATCTCTACGTTGACCTGCTGTTTCGTAATAAAAAGACTCACGCTGCGGTAAAGCATACTCATAACATTCTTCAAAAAGATCAACAAAGTTCTGCCTATGTGCTTTAGCTTTCTCATATCTATCTAAATACTTTTTTGAATTTTCTATCATAAGAACCTACTATAGTATCCGATTCCACCAGTAGAACCAGTAATTAAAGATCTTCTACCTGCACCACCACGTTTGCCGCTTCCCGATTGTTTTGTCTGAACATTAAGATCTCTTTCAGTTCCAGATAAAACTCTACGCCCAGAACCTACTTCCTGAGTTCTTTCTAATCTTTTTCTAAGCAAAGATTGTTTTGTTCTGGCTCGTTTTATTCTTTGTCGTTTTAGTTCTTCTGCTGCCAATCTTTCTTGATCTGATATAGCTTCTTCTGGATCGCGTGTGTAAATACTTTCTGTTGTTACAGATGTATCACCAATAGTTCCACCTGATGATGTAGTCGTATCTTTTACTGCAACTGTAGAATTATCATCAACTTCAACAGTGCTGTCTCCAGAAGTATCAGTAGAGGTATCTGTAGTTGTTGTGGTAGTAGTTGCTTCTCTAAGAGCTTTTTGTTTAGCTTTCTTTTTTCTTTTTGCTTTATTAGCAACTTGTTGTTGACGCGCAGGATTAGCGTCAAACTTTTCTTGACCTGTTCGCTTATCTGACTCTGGACCTGCTGAAGTTGTAAGCTCTGGAAAATACCCAGAAGATTTAGCAGTAACAGAACCACTGCTTTTCTTTTTTACTGTTTTTGTTGTATTAGGTTTTTTCTTTTTAAAACAACTACCCATTTAGATCTCTCCTGTATTCAGAACCTACAGATTCATACCCAAGTCTTTCTATTAGTTTATGTGTTCTTTCTAAGGATATACCTGATGAACTACCATTAACTAAGAACCTAGCCCCTTTATTCATTGCCCATTTCTCAAAGTTTCTAAGCAAAAGAACGCCAATCAAACCACCACGATACTCAGGACGAACATACCATATGTCGCTATTAGCAGCAAAAGTTGTGGAAAAGTAAAGCTGATATATACTTCCAAATATAAATCCTACATTCTCTCCATCTACTTCAGCAACGAATATACAAGACATATCATCTTCTATCTGACCTTCTAAGTAACTAGCAAACACACGATCATCAAAAGGTATATTACTTAGCTCACTTTCAGCATGGAAGTCTCTTGCCATCTCAAAGATACAGAGAACATCATCTCTTGCAGCGCGTCTATATATTGCTTTTCGGTTCATCATGTTTCCTTGCAAAACATAGATTTAAAATAATTTCAACGCACAAGTGACCATATGCTAGGTTTTTTAGCAGAGCTTCTTGGCTTTCTGGTAAATACATCAAAGTCTTTTCTAGCATTTACAATCTGTGCAGGTTTCTGATTTGACATTAAAGCACGACCTTCTCCTGCTCCCAACATTAGATACTGTAGTGCATCGTGTATGTGTGAGTACATATTCTTATCAGGTTTATCTGCGTATCGTTCACCGCTTACTTCCATACGTTTATAACCATAGCCGCCTTCAAATCCCTTAAGAAGCTGAGAACAACGTCTGTCAATTAAAAACGCAGGTTTGCCTTCAACCATTTTATTAAGTTGCTGCGCCACTGATTCCAAGCGGAGATCCACCGAATTACTCGGGGCGGGAAAAGCACGTAGACCTGCACCCCTAAGTATGTGGAAAGGGGTAGATTCGTCCGTCTGCGCCCTAAAATCACCTGCTGGATCACCATATATATAG